GAAATTTCTCCGGAGGGTTGAAGGGAAGGCCCCGATATGGTAATGCACTTCTAAAATTTAGCCAACAGGACCAGCTTGGGGCTGGGAGCCGGGTGGTTGCTGGACCGGGCGCTGTGGCGCTGGTTGCGCACCCGGCCGGGGTGTTCCGGGGACGCCGGGGCCTGCACCGCCAGGTACTCCGGGTTGGCCTTGCGGGGGAGGTGGCGGCATGGCCTTCTGCCGCTTCACTTCCATCGCCTTCATGTGGTTCTGGATGTGGGTGCGGATGAGGCCGGTCGGGTCACCGGACTGCTGGCCGGACTGCTGGTGCTGCTGGATGTGCTGCGCATCGTCGTCGCCCTCGTGCACCTCGACCATGATGCCGTTTAGCAACATCTCGTCCTCGATCTGCGGCGGCACGCTGTACTTGTTGCGGTCGTCAATGAGCACGCGCCCAGCCAACTCGGCACCAAACACGTTTTCGCACATGTTCTCCAAGATGGGGGTAATGTCGAGGCGGCGGCCGTTGAGTTGCTGGGGCGGAATGCCGCGCAACACGTTCATGAATGCGATCTGCTGTTGCATCCGGTTGAGGTTCATTGTGAATGCCGTGCCGGTCCACTGAAAGAAATACCGCTCACCCCATTGCTGGCGCGGTATCTTCTGCATGGAGGCCTTAACCCCAATGTCGCCTTGGGACACAACCGTCAATTCCTCGTCCCGGTACTGAGCATCGTACTCAAAGAAGCGTTCCATAAGCGGGTTGAGAATTTCGTCCTCAAAGCGCTCGGCGTGGTCGATCACGGCCACGGATTGCTCTTGCTGCTGGGCACCCATCGCGGCGCTATTTTTGCGCCCCTTGGGCATGGCCCCCATCATCATCTCGTTCACGTCGAGCGACTGGTGGATTTGCTGCTTGATGTTCTCGCACATACCGGCCGCGTCTTTCCACAGCGCGGGAAAGCTCTGGAATTGCGTGCTCTTGGGGTCCACGGGCCACACGGCGGCCAGCCCAAACACCATCATGGCGTAGTTGGGGTTTTTCTCCGGGTCGGTCATCACCACCGGCAGCAGGGAGTACATGGCCGAGTCTTGGCCCATGTTCCAAAAGTCGTTCAAATTCCACTGGAGGCGTTTGACGCCCTCAATCTTGGAGATGCCGTTGAAGCTACCGGCCACGCGGTCAACCGGCGCAGAAATGACGCTACGTTTTTGGCCCCACGCAGGTGCCTTGACGATGCCGATAATGTCTTTGTCACCGGCAAAGTAAATGTCCATCAGGCATTTGGGCTTGTCTTTGTCAGGCTTCATGTAGGCCTGAGCCCAATAGATCAGGGCGTACTTGAGCGTGCCCTCGGTCTTGATGCCAGCGTCGGATGTGCGCTTTTTGTCGGGCACCACTTTTTCCTTGCCCTTGCGGTCAGCGACCCACGCGCCAATATCGGACTCCTCATCGAGCACAAAAATGCCCTCGTCAATGAGCCCTTTGATCTGGTCTTTGGACATGCGCAACTTGAGGCATGAAATGTCGGCCTTGTTGAGGTTTGTGCAGGTGGGCGGCACCACAATGAAGTCCTCGGTGGCAAAGTCCACCACGTCCGGACCTTCCTCGATGACCTCCTCGTCCTCCATCTCATCGACTTCCTCAGTCACGTCCTCAATTTCAAGCTCGGCACCCTCAACGTCCGCGACGATGGGGTTGCGCTTGACCATGTTGGACACGTTGCGCGAGGTCTTTTGCCAGTCAACGTACACGTTCCACTGACCTGTCACGTCACCGGCCATGAGCACAGAGCGCACGATGGACCGGAGCTTGGTTTTGCGGATGTAGTGCTCTAGCAGGGCGAGTTGGGGCTGTGGGTTTTGCCCATCACTTCCAACGGCCTCGACGTGCTTGTACTTGGAGGGGAATAGCTGTTTGAGTGCCCGTTTTGAACGAGCCACAATAGCATCTCGTACCACCGGTAGGTAGCACTTGGAGTTGCCAACGTAGATTTGGTTGTCGTCCGGCGAGGCGTTGAATATGCTCCAGTATTCCTCGATGGCATCATCTGCCTCCTCCCGGTTCTGGTATCCCTTGAGCAGCGTGGGGTACATCTCCTCACACTTCACATAAATGTCGGAGTCAGGTTTGCTCGCCCAATTCTCCACCTTGTCGGACTTTGGCTTGGCCTCGGGCTTGCTCTTTGCCATGACTTAACCTTTTTTACGCATCATTGCGTTGCCACTGGTGCGCTCGCGCGGCTTGGTGACCGGCGCGGTTTGCTTTTTGCTGCCCTCTTTCATGGGGGCTTTTGGGCGGGGCTGGGTCTTTGGGAGCATGGCGTTACCTCTTGGGAAGTGCGGATAAAAAGGGCGTGCCTGTGGAGTTTACCGCGTTCGCACGCATGGACAGGGACTCATTATTGGGCTTGGACAACGCCAGTGTCAATGTCTCCAGCGCTTCAATAAGCGTGCGCGCCGAGTTGCGAGTTGGCTCCGAACCACGCTCACCACCGGATTTGACCGGCCAGTGGTACCCGCCCATAAATGCGTTGAGCGTGGCGCGCGCGTTGTCATCCACAAGCAGCATCCGCCGTCCCATCATTCCCGTGCGGATGGATGGTGAGAGCGCGCCCCGGCTCATGACCGCGTTCTCACCCCGGTTGGCTTTGAGGCCAGCGGACTTGAGCGCGGCCAGCAGCGGGTTGCGCCCCACTTGGTCGAATACATCGGCCGGTACCCAAGCTGTTACCTGGCGGTTGGGGTACACGGCGCGGATGAGTTGCACAATGTCCGGCACCGCGTCGTTTGGCATGAGTGGGCTGACCCAATCTGCCAGCACGGTCATGTTTCGGCCCTCGCACGACACCAGCACGGCGGTTGTCTCGGTACCGGTGGCATTGACGCCCAGCAGCAATTGCTCGCGCCGGTTGGGGCTGTAGCCTTGGACGATGTTCTCCTCGCCAAAGTCAGGGTACACCGCAACACCTGCGAACACCCGCAACACGTAGGCCAGCGCATTGAGAATGTCTCGCTTGCCAGAGGGGAAGTTGAGAATTTGGGAGACAAGTTGGCTGTGCGCCGCGCGACCGCCTACAAGAATTATGTCACCGGCCATGAAGAATGGGCGCAACCCCATGATGAACGATGCTTTGTCCCGGTCCTGCGGTGCGTTGACCGCCTTGAGGTCGAGGTGCTGCCCGGTCATCAAGGACATGGCCCGGATAGGTTGCAGCAGCCAGTCGTCGAGCGAGTTTTTCTCGATGACCACCTCCGCGTCGTCATGCCGCTTGGACATGGCAAAGGCCCCGGCCACTATCTCGTCGGGCTGCCAATACTCGCCCCCGCTCTGGTGCACAAAAATACGGGTACCCATTTGGCTGACTGTGACGTGGCCGGTCTGGTCAGATTTTTTGACCTCGACGGTACGGGCCGGGTCGAGTATGACCTTGCGTGGCGCGTAGCTTGTGGGTGCCACATCTTGGAAGCGCAGCATCTCCTCGGTGAAGGGTTTGCCTTGTGACCCGGTGGCGATCAGCATGTATTCCTGATTGAACTCGCGCAGCATCCCCTCGGCCGCAAAGTGGTCACGCTTTTTGCGTATCCAGTCCATCGGGTAGCGGTCGGGCCACAGGCTCTCGGCCAGCGGGTCGTCAATGTCACCATTGCAGATGGGGAACTTGCCCGAGGTCCAATTTTTGGAATTGCTGGCGCGCCGTATGAGGCAGTCATCAGCGAGGGGCGTGCCGGTCATGCGGACCTTGCCCTCTTTGTCCATCGCGGGGATGAGTTGCAGGTGAATCTTTTTCCAGTTAGTGTCCACAGTCTGCGTATCACGGACCATCGCGGCATTCTCAATGTCATCGAGGTAGGCGCGGTCGGGGCGCATGTCGCGGTGCTTGTAACCCCTTATCTCCTCCTCCCAGCCGTGCGCCTCTATCAGCACGCCATTTTTGAGCAGTATTTTGTTTTCGCTCCACACCGCGCCCTTGAGTTGACCAAACAGGCCGTGGATGCGGTCATTGGTTGCGACTTCATGCTTTATGGCCTCAATCCGCTGGCACGCTTTGGTGTATGTCTCGCCGAAGATCAGTGCATATTTGAAGTTGGCAAATGCCGCCTCCATGAGCATAAATTCTTCGGACAAGGTGGTTTTGGCTCCCTCTCGGAAGGCCTCGATCACCACAAGGTCGTCGGCTGACCTCCACAGGTCCATGATTCTGATGTGGAAGTCGGGACTGATATTTTTGTGCTTGTGCGCAAACAGAAGGTTGGCCCCGAGGGCGCGGTCCTCGGAGATTGTGCGCAACATGGAGGCATTAGATATTGACATGACAAATCTTTAGTGACATGACCGTCAGTATAGCGGCCTGACTATTGGTTGCAATGGGGCACGCAATGCGTATGGACCTTTAAATTACTGCGCGGTTTGGCGGTCGGGCCGCAACTAAAATCACCCCCGTCCGTCCCCCTCCCCGGTGGTCCCGGAGTTTGCCGCGCGCCGTCTGGCCGTGCTGGATAGCCCCCGGCCGCCCGTGGCTCTACTAGGGGCGCGCCCCTCCCCTCTATATAGATAGCAGTGCTACCCCTTGCACCAGTAGCGGCCCACGGATACCCAGCGCGCCCCCGTCCCCCTTGCGCTACCTGGCGCGCATAACGCTACCTGGCGCACGGCTCCTAATTTATGTAGCTCTATAAATTATGGATAGTGGCGGACCTTTGGAGCATGGAGCACACGGGGGGAGGGGCAGCCCGTCGCGTATGGTTTGCGCTATTGAACCGTTAGATTGTCGCCCGTTCGGTAGTGTAGCGACAATCGCGCCCTAGGTTTATTAGGCGCTTATCTTTAGCCTTCATAGTCGCCCACAGGTCAAAGTCAGATGTAGGTACGCTAAGTCTTTGATTTTAAATGATTTTCTCTATCTTACCTTCTATACCTTCTTAGAATAGTTATAAGTGTAATGCTAGTAATGAATTATATGTATAACGCTATATATAAATGAATAGTAGCATTAGGGTGGTAACAGCAATCTCCGGGTACTAGAAGGTAAAGCCTAACCCGTTGATTTCATTTAACATTTTTCACCTTAAGGGGAACGCATCATGCAGGTAAAGTTAAACAGTAAGGGTTTTAAATTTATGCCGTCGGCATATCGCACGGGTAGAGCATGTTCATGGATTGGGACTGTGATTACTGACGACGGAACCGAAGGGGCTTTAGCCTTCAATGATCTGTCACAAAATTATGTGCAGTTTACAAGCCCTAACGAAAGCGTACCGCTCGACAATGCCCAAGTCATAGCGGCCATCACAGAGCATCAAAATTACCTGCTAACGGGTAAGAAGCCAAAAGGGCGGCCACTGCTACACGATGAACGCGTGCACCCGCACCAGATCATGCTAACCCTGACTCAGGCGTCAGAGATTAGGGATATAGGGGACGGCAACCTATCCGAAGGCGTGCGCCGTATTTTGGCTAACTTTACAAACCATTTACAATAAAGTGCTTGAACGCTCACATTGTGTGCTTATAATTCAACCATGGTCTACACGGTGTGGGCCTGTAACCCTGGAGTAATTTATGGCAACACTGACCAAGCAAGATCAAAAAGCGTATGAGCGCGCAAAGGCCACGGGCTCAGAGCCCTACATTGAACGGGAACTTGCCATCATCGCACGGTCTGGCACAAAACGCACGTACACGGCCGTATGCGAGCTGATCGAACGTTTCCACGACTTCCGTAATTTCACCATGCGTAACGGCGCACTTGTACATAACACTGAACTGTAATTTAAAGGAGTCCTAAAAATGACTGACACAACAAAAACCCTATGCGATGCAATCCAAGGGTGAATTGAGGGGTGCATGATGGCAGGCATCAACCCCAAAGCCGCGCGCATGGTCGCAGGCCTGACGCAAGAGCAAGCCGCCGCAGTTATCGGGGCCACGCGCCGTGCTTGGCAAGAGTGGGAGGGCGGCCGCCGCAACATGCCGCCCTCCAAGTTTGCCCTGTTTACGATGCTAGTTTCAAGTGCCGCGCCGCATCAATCTGGTCCTCTGAATACTTCCGGGCCACGTCCGCACCCTTCAAACCCTCCGCTGGGTGACCCGGCATAATCCACAGGCGGGGCTTGCATCCGTCCGGGCTCACCGGATTGTGCACCTGCCCCCTGTGGATGCCGGGGTGCGGGAAGTATCCCAACTCCAGCATCAAGTCCCCGCGCTTGTTGCGTGGGTACCGGCTCTCCAAGTTGAGCCCCTTGATGAGCGTGTCGAGAAAATGGCTCGACACCCATCCGTTGCGGAAGCCCACCTGCTCCTGCTCGATCATCTCGATTATTTCCTGCTCCAGCCGTCCGGCGCTGGCCCGCACTGCCTCATCCGTGCTGCTGGTCTGCGGTGCCCTGTGGCAGTCGCCAGCGGGGTTTAGCTCGGCCGGTATGGCGTACCCCCGCAGGTAGTCGGTAACGATGGCGTAGCCGTCGCGCTTGAGCCAGTTGTAAAGCTCGGGGAAGTAATTGCCGCCCATGCCAGCCTTGATAATGTCGTCGTGGCTTTGCTGGGCCGTGTAGAAGATGGCAAAGCGCCGGTCGTCTTTGGTCTTGCGCACGCCGTCTTTATGGTTGCTGTTGAGCATGAAGTTGGCGCATATCATCCTTGATGACTTGTTGGCCCCCTTGCCCTCCACCTCCAGCCAATCGTTGGTAATCATCGGCTTCAAGGCTTCCAGAATCTCGCTCTGGTTTTCGGCCACGTAAATGTCCTCCACAGCGATAAATATCCGGTCGGCAATCCAGTCGTTGAACCGGGACGCAAGCTCGTGAGGCTTGGGCGTGTGGCAGTGCGCGCGCCCAATGGCCTCAGTGACGCAGCGCGAGAGTAAAGTCTTGCCGTTACCTGGCGCTCCTTGAATGAGCGGTGCCCACTGGAATTTGACGCCGGGGTACTGCACCACGGCCGCCATGTAGGCCAGAATAATCTCCCGGTCGCGCGCCACGGGCAGTATCTTTTGCAGGTGGTCAAGGAATGGCCGGGGGTTGCCCTTTTTGCTCGGGGTCTTGATGGGCACGTAGCTGTTGACGTAGGTGAGGTTGCCCTCCTCCCATATCTCGCCGGGTTGCTTGCGGGGGTCAAACTCGCAGGCGTTGGCCTTGGGAAAGCGCACGTCGCGGCTTTGCAGGAAGGCCTCCCACGCGGTTTTGGCAGGCTTGCCTTGATTGCGGTCCAGCGTGTAGGTGAATCCCCCGCACATCGCATTGAACCG